CTGTCCCCATCCGAATAGTGTTTCGGGATGAAACGAATAACTGGAAATCTCCAACCATACAATTTCAGTATGATCAGGATTGGCAGTCGCAGTAATATCCAATGTTGAATTTTTAGGTATAGGTTCAGCCCAGGCTTCCGCCTGGAAGGTATCGAAAAATTCTGGTGTAGCATCAGGCCGCACGGTCAGGATTTCCGTGACATCGCATTTGGCTCGGATATCATTGTAGATTTCTCTGCCTGAAATCTCCAGGGTAAAGCCTTTTAATTGATTAGCATTGATAGTAGCCATTAAGCATTCCTCGCATAACGTGATCTATATACAGCCTTGCCTTCCTTATCAATGCGGAATCGTCCTCCGGCAGCCATCTCGACGTTGCGCACACATTCGAGGGTGATTTTATCCTCGATGTCTACTGTCTCCCGCGGTGATACTATCGGCTCAGGTGGCATTGTCCAGAAGAAAGGATAACCGTCATTTGTAATTCCGTTTATACCCCATATAATAATGAAGTCCCAATCAGCATCTGTGAAGGTAGATTTGGTTTTCATTTGAGCTGTGGTTTTGCCAGTTCCGCCATCACTGAGCACTGTTCCTGAAGTCTCAGTGTCCCAGAAACAATCATTTATGGTTGAGGCAGTATTCTCGCCAATCAATCCACCTACATCTACATTCCCTGTGGGAATACCAGTTGAAAAGCAATCATCTAAAGTTGAATTGTTAATATATCCTATCAGACCACCAACCCAACGATCACCGGTGACATTTCCTCTGGCATAACATTGGCTTATAGTATCACTATAAGAAGCTCCGATAAACCCACCAACATAATCATCTCCGGCTGTCACGTTACCATTGGCATAACATTGGTCTATTTCAGCAGCATAAGAATACCCAATAAGCCCACCACATTCATCATCTACTCCGATGACCGTAACTGAAGAATGAGAATCAACAAGAGTCCCTTCTGAAATTCCCCCAAACAATCCGCCAACATCATCATCACCGTTGACATTACCAGTAGACGAGCAATTATCAATTTCTTGACCAACTCCGCTTTCTGCATAGCCGACAAGAGCACCTACCCAATTCTTGCCAGTTATATCAACATTAGTTAATTCGCCATTCTTGATAATTGCATCATAAGTCCAACCAAACAAGCCGATTTCATCTGATCCTGGTCTATTTATAAATAAGCCATTAATTGTATATCTCTTACCATCGAATTCACCACGAAATTTAGTGGCTTCTAGACCACCAGCAATACCAGAACCAACGGGTTCAAATCCAGCTCCACCATTCCAACCCACAGTTGCCGAAGCATCTATATCGTTTGCAAGCCAGTAATCCCCAGCCAAGTTATTATTCATATCCTGGAGTTCGTTTACATTATGTATCGCTGGCATATTATCTCCTAGTAAGATGTCGATTCAGGATAGGCCATTAATTCGTCTCCGCCATCCATGTCTATATCTCTTTTGGATCGTGGCCACCCTGCTCCATCCAAAATCTTGTGTATAGCCTGGCCATCAGAGCAGATCTCTTTATCTGTGGGATCTTGGGTGATTAGCTGCCTGGCCAGTAGGTCGGTTCCGTCTGTGCAGTAGAAGATTGTCGATTGAACCGCCAAAGCGGGATTGTAGCTTATCCTTTCAATGAATCCGGTAAATTGCGTCTCGTATGCGCCAAGATGATATGACCGAACTCGTATAGGAAGCCAGGGCCTTATCTTGCCCGCCAGGTCAGCATCGGTTGTAAACGGAGAATACTTGTCACAAAGCCCTCGCCTTAGTTTAATTGTGCAGGTGGCTGCCGGGGAGTTGCCCTCTTCTTTTTGCTTCCCGCGCTGCCAATCCAGGCCAACAACGCCTCCAGTATCTACATCATCCGATATATTGTCATAAGCCTCTGAGAAGTCTGGCGTGTCGGCCCAATCTTCAGCGTCAAAGTCAACGCACACTTCAAAAGTCATGGGCTACTTCTCCCGAAGTAATAGCCGCCTTGAACTTGCCCGAAGGAATTCCGCCTGCCTTCTTCTTGTAACATCTGGTCGATCTGTCGAACAAGCGTCCTCATGCTCATTTCATCGCCCATGTAATTACCAATGTGAAGATGCAATTCCCGGGGGCCACCCATCGAGCCCACTTTAGAAAGAGGAATAACTGCCTCAGGTCCCGCTTCCCCGATCAATGCCCTGGTAGGCTTCGTTACTATTCCGCCTTCAAACAATCCCGTAGCCGCTTCCTCAGCCTTCTTTCTAATCAAAACTATGCTTGCTATCAGAGCCGCCACGCCCGCTATACCTATCGCAATCCCCGCTATTGGTATAGTAGCTGCCCAGGCCCATATCTTAGCGCCAGCCAAAACTACTGCAGCGGCCACCGCCTTTCCAGCAGCCACAGCCCATCCTACGAGGGCCGTAGCTGAGAGTTTAAGATTCGCTATCAACGCCGGAAGAGTAGATAGGGACATAGCCAACATAATCGGCCCCAATGCAGTCATAAGAGCAAAGACAGGTTCGAGAGGAGTCAACATTGTTCCCATTACAAGAACAAGGTCTTCCCACTTAGAGGCTAGTTTGTCCATAATGCTATACTGCTCATTAGCTACATCGGCAAAAGCCTCTGCAGCCCCAACAGCATCTACATTTATTTTGGCTATCCATTCATCCAAAGTAGCACTACTAATACCCAGGGCTTCATTTAGGCTTATTCCCTCGCTAGCTGCCTGTGATACAGCAGTTCGGAATAACCTTGTGGCTGATGCACCTTGTATGCTTCTTTTGTTTAGCTCGAACATAATAGCTATCATTTCATCGAGGGTGATATTCAACTCCCCTCCATACATAGCTACATAATCCATGACTGAAGCAAAATCAGAGAGGTCAATTAGTGTGTTTTTAACGAGCCATGTGAATTTATCTACCTCCTCGGCAGTTTTAGGAAGCTCTAAACCGAATATCCCGAAGGCGGGAATAAGTTGGGCTGCCACTTCTTCAGCAGTAGAACCTATTGAATCAGCCAGGGTATCAAAGGCATTTGCAATGGCCGCCATTTCTTCTTTGCTTCGAACTCCCGCCCTTGATAAAAGGGTGAGCGTTGCTATTACAGACTTTAATCTAAAGGTTACATTAGAGAGTTCTAAGGCTAATCCTCTCAACTCTCCTGTCGTCATACCTGTAGTTATACCTACCTGTGCTAATTCAGCATTCATCTTCCTGGCATCGGCTACTAATTTAAGCCCAGCAATACCAACAGCAGTTATGGCAGCGCCAACAATACGCATACCACGCTGCATTCTCTGAGTGCTTTTCTCAGTTTCATTGGTAACTTGATTCATACCATTCTGGAACTGCGTCTTGTCCAGTCCCATTTTAACGACTGCGTCGCCTACGTTAATTGCCATGTTTAACCACCTTTATCTTATCTCCTAATTGATTAAAAAGCTCTGTATCTGTGGCAGTAGGTGTTTTACCCGCTCCCTGGAGACTCGCGGATTCCGCTTCTTTCCTCTTGTTGAGGCAAGTTATCATCAGATTAAGAAGTTCATCCGTCCAGTTGTTGACGATATAATCCGGGGGTAGATGCCATTCTGCCAGGATAAACTCAAAGGATTCCCCTATTGTGACAGTTTCGCTGTCGCCCCCACCATGCTTCGGGATAAAGGGAATGCCACCTCAAGGATGCCTTCAAATGCCTTTGACATTTCAACATCGGTAGCTACAGCTTCTATCTCTTCTCGGGGTAAGTCTTTAGCATAGGCAAATATCAAGTCTATAACTTGATCGGGCACGTCCATGAACATACCATTTATCACCTGCTCAAAGTGCTTGGTTGTATCAATAGCATTCACGAATAGCGGCAGGCCCTTCAGGACCTCAGCAAATTGCTTTCGCCATACTCTGGATTCCTTGATGACCAGGGGTTTCAGCTCATATTCTTTGCCCCCGAAGGAAACCTTTATCGGGGCTTGCGTTAATTTATCTTCCTCGCTCCTTTTTACTTCCATGAGTCCTCCTTTATTTTATGGATTAGTTTAGTAGGCGTTATCGACTATGGTGCAGGCTGGATTATCGCCCTTGAGTGCCTTGAATGTGACCGGCACTATGGTCTTCTCATTCTTCTTGTAGGCCATGCCTACTGTCCCACCGGCGACAGCCAAGGGAATGTGAATGGCCCTCAGAAATCCTGCTGGATTCGTCCCTTCCATTTTCAAATTCATGGTCTTATTGACTCCCGCGCCGAGAGTGATTTTACTGCCCGACAACACGGCGCCGGCCATGGCGTTGTTCATATTCGCCAAGGAAGCCTCTGCCATGTTGCAGGTAATCTGCAGGGATTCACTCGTTAACGCACTCCCTATGGGGAATGTTTCCTCATGCACAATCACATCTGATTGTTCAGCGGCGTATTCCATGTTCACTCCGTCCTCGGTATAGCCAACCTCGGTGAATGCGCTGCTTAGGGCAATACCCGGGCCGGTCCCGCCTGGCTCTATTGTGTAAACCGTGCCGTCTATCTCAACCGTATCAATATAAGCGGTTCTGACTGGCGCTGCTTCCCAAAGTTCAAGCCTCACTCTTTCAAGAAGAAAAGCGCCGGCATCGGTACAACCATTATCATTACACTTTGTGGCTATATCAGTAACAGTAACCGATAAATCCCACAGGAAGAACGGAGTGCCGTCTTCCGCATGGCCACCTATACCACAAACGTCAGCACCAGCTAGTGTTTCCTGTACCCATGCTTCAGGAGAAGCCGGTGTTTTCGTTTGCTGATTGACTACGGTTATTTCAGCCCAGGCCTCGGAATCGGGATCCTCGAATCGCATCTCGAACTGGACATAATTCCCAAGAGCCCCTGACAGCCAATAATAGAAACTGAAATCTGTCGGATCGGCTGCGACATGGGTCATAGTTATGCCCCGCGAAGTCAGTCCCGATAGTTCTAGGTGGGTACTGCCCGCATCACCGGACCCGCTCTTGTAGAGTTTTGCCGAATGTGTGCCTGCCTGGGCATGAGCGGTATCCCATTCAGCAATCGAATCATTCGGTTGCCTTACCAATAATTTCGCCACGCCCACTAACACGTTTGCTATTGTTTTTGCCATGATTATTCACCTCCCTTAAATCGCTTCAGGAATTCCTGATAGCGAGGTTCGATTTCGGCTCTCGACAAGCCTTTTCGTTTTTTTCTCTTATATGTTCTTACCACATTCAGGCCTCCTATTTAATCATTATTTCCCAAAAGGATAGGACTCTGAACCTTCCCGGGATGTCCGTATCAACTAAATCCTGCCCCTGGACTTCTTCTACGGCTGACAGGATAGTATTGCTCCCAACAACCACGTTCTGGATGCCCTGAAGGGCATCGTAGAGCGTTCCGTATAACACTCTGGCCTCAATGGGATCATCGGCCCAACAATCAAATTGAACGCTGGGTGATGGCAAATCTGGAATATACGGAGTGGATCGCCCTCCCCTGGTGAAGAATGTGACATTGGGAAGATCCGCATTCTCAGGAGCCCGGGGGCAAAATATATCATCACCAATCAATGCTATAAACGGATCAGCAAGTGTCGATGCCGTTGTCAAATACGTTCTTATAATGGCGTTGGTATCCGGTAAAGTCATTCAAGTTTATCCTTGTCCATTCCCATAGGGATTATTTTTTACCCACTGCATAATTACTGGCATCGTTATATTTGTATCCCTTTCATATTG